GCATCCACAAGCTATATGCTAAAGACCTTAATAAAAGAAGATAAAGATTTCAAAAAGATCGCAAAAGAAACTGAGGACGAGTGTACAGAATTATATATAAATGTGATAGATCAGGAAAAAGAATGGGCAGAATATTTATTTAAAGATGGATCAATGATAGGATTAAATGAAAAGCTCCTTGCAGATTATGTTGATTGGATAGGAGCTAAAAGAATGAGAGCAGTAGGACTAACATGTCCTTATACTGCAGGAAGAATAAATCCACTCCCTTGGACGGAGAAATGGATTTCTGGCCGAAATGTACAACCTGCTCCACAAGAAACAGAAATAAGTTCTTATGTAGTTGGTGGTATCAAACAAGACGTTGACCAAGAACAATTATCTAAATTAAGCCTCTAGTGCACATTCAGATATATAGTAAGGAAAACTGCCTGTTTTGTACTAAGGCTCTAAAGTTAGCAGAAAAAATAACTGATAGATATAAAGAACATACGTATGATAAATATATACTTGATGAAGATTTTACTAGAGAACAATTACTTGAAAAATTTCCACATGCTAAAATGTTTCCACAAATCACGATTGATGGAATTAAAATTGGTAGTTATACAGAATTTGCAAAAGTGTGTGGGTATTTAGATGATTAATTATTTCCATTGTCCGGAGTGTCGGATTGAATCAGAAATAAAAACAACAAATGATGAGGTTTTTGAGGAACCAAGATACTGTCCATATTGTGGATATGCAGAAGAAATTGAAGAAGAAATAGATGAAGAACTTTATGATGATAACGATTATTAGTATAATAGTCGGATGTGCAGTATATGAACCATTACCAGGATTATGTTATACCGATAAGACAGGAACTTATCTTTGTCCTGAAAAATCAAATCCAATCCCTAAAAAACCAACATGTATTGATTATGGAATGATAGAATATTGTGAAGGATTACATTCGAATGATTTAGAATGCCAATGTGTTCATCATAATGATATGAAGGATGTAACAGACTTTTTATGGAGATGATCCCCTGGAAATATAATGGTGAGGTGTTTGTTCCACCAGAGGAATTTACACCAGAGATTTGGTATGGATTTGTCTATATGATATATAGCTTGAGACCAGATGGTAAAAAATATATTGGTAAAAAATTCTTTTGGAAACAAAAAACCCTCCCTATAACTAAAAAAAGAAAAAGACGAAAGAGACTTAAGGTTGAATCTGATTGGAAATCCTATTGGGGTTCGAACAAACATTTAGTAGCTGATGTAGAAGAATTTGGACAACATATGTTCCGACGCCAGATATTACATCTTTGTAAAACCAAAGGGGAATGCGCATATATGGAAACAAAAGAACAATTTGATAGAAATGTTCTCCTTACAGAAGAATACTACAATGGTATTATTAATTGCCGAATAGGAGCAAACGCAGTAAAAAATTTAAAATAGGGGTTTACATTTGGTGTAAACTATGGTATAATAGACATTATGATTTTGCTTGATTACAGTCAAATAGCTTTAGCTAATATAATTATAGGAAAAATGCAAGACGAGGATCTTATCCGACATATGATTCTTAATAGCATTCGTATGTACAATAGAAGATTCAGAGATGAATATGGCCAAATGGTAATATGTGCTGATGGACAAAAATCCTGGAGATATGAATATTATCCTTACTATAAAGCTAATCGAAAAGCTCGATATAAAAAAGATACTTCTGGATTAGATTGGAATGAAATTTTTCGAATATTAAATATGGTACGGGATGAGATTAAAGAGAATCTTCCCTATAAAGTATTACATATGGATAATTGTGAAGCTGATGATATGATAGGAGCTTTGGTACATAATACTCAAGAATTTGGACAACATGAACCAGTAATGATTATATCTTCTGATAAAGATTTTATTCAATTACAAAAATTTAATAATGTTAAACAATTTAGTCCAATGACAAAAAAATATTTACCAGCAAAACAAGAAAATAGATTTAATCCTCGTACATACCTATTTGAACATATATGTAGAGGAGATACGGGAGATGGTATACCAAATATTCTATCTGAAGATAGTACTTTGGTTGATGAGGAACTTAAACAAAGCCCGTTAAGACAAACTGTTATAGAATTTTATTTAGAAAATTATGATGTGGAAGGAATGAATATGCCAACAGAGGTATTTCGAAATTATCAACGAAATAAAACTCTTATTGATTTAAATGAGATCCCAAAGCATATATATAATAGTATAATAAAAGAATTCATCGAACAAAAACCAGCACATAGAATGAAGGTTTTAAATTACTTAATTAAAAAACGATGTAGAAACTTGATTGAATCAGTGGAGGAATTTTACAATGGCTGAACGATTAATCACCGAAATCCTATCATTTGCCGCAGGATTAAAAACAAAGAAAGAGAAGATAGAATATCTTCAGGCAAATTCAAATAGACCTTTAAGGACTATTCTTAAAGGAGCTTTTGACCCAACACTCCAATTTAACTTACCAGAAGGAGAACCACCATATAGAAAAGACGATGCACCGAAAGGTTTGTCTCCGTCTAACTTGCACAAGATTACTAGACGATTTAAATATTTTAATAAGGGCGGAATAGGTGATAATATATCAGCTGGTCGCCGCGAAAAAATGTTTATTGATTGTTTGGAATCATTGCATCCAGACGAAGCACAATTAATTTTATACATGAAAGATAAGAAATTGGGCGGCAAATATAAAGGCATAACAAAAGCCTTAGTAAAAGAAGCCTTTCCAACTATTATCTCAGAAGGGGTTTCAACTCCAAGTGAAGCAGAGGAGAAACAAGAAGCTAACTAAATCCGAAGGAGGTGATCCTAAAAAAGAGATTATGAAGGACTTTCCATCAACATCGAACAAAGGAGGACATCACCAACAAATTTAGGAATTGGTCTATCTGCAGTAGGCCAATTCCGCCTTTAACGTTATTATGCCAAGATATGATTTTAAAAATATGAAGACAGGTGAAGTGAAAGAATATTCAATGAGCTGGCGAGACCTTGACCAGTTTAAAAAAGATAATCCCGATCTACAACAAATAATAATACCACCTAATATGATTACTAGGAGAGATGGTGATGTGTTGAAGAAAGCTGGCGCTGGATGGAATGAAGTCCTACAAAAAGTTGGCGAAGCACATCCGGATAGTGAAGTAGCTAAAAAGAATATTCGTAGAACAGCAAAAGAAGTAGCTTCAGAAAAGGTAGCTAAGAAACACGGACTTAAATAATATGCCAGCATTTTTACACGAGAAAGTAGATATAAAGGAAAGTAATCTTAAACAGATTAATAGAAAATCTGGTAGAGTTTATATGGATGAAGAGGGTAATGAATATCCTTCTATTACTTCTGTTCTATCTATTCTAAGCAAAGAAGGAATAATGAAATGGCGCGAGCGCGTAGGCGCGGAAGAAGCAAATAGGATTAGTCGCCAAGCAGTTCAAAAAGGAAATGAAGTACATGATCTACTTGAAATGTATGTTAATAATACATATAGACCAGCGACTAAAATTCATGCTTCGGCTGAAGGACCGGGAGGTGCAGCTGATCCATTACCACACATAATGGAATTATTTTATAATATTCATCCTATCATAGATCAAAACCTAAGTAAGGTATATGCTACAGAACAAAGATTACATTCTAAATATTTAAAAGTAGCTGGAACAGCAGATTGTGTAGGGGTTTGGAAAGGAAAGAATAGTATTATTGATTGGAAAACATCGAACAAATGGAAAAAGAAAGAATGGGTAACAAACTATTTTATGCAAACTGCAGGATATGCAATAATGTGGGAAGAATTAACAGGCATGCCTATAACTCAACTAGTTGTATGCATAGCTGGGGATCAAGGTCCGCAAATCTTTATTGAACATAGAGATAATTGGGACAAAGAATTAATTGAAACAATTGATAAATATAATCGGAGATAATTATGAGACAAATGATCATAGACGCTTTAAGAAAATATTATCACGGTGAAATTGCGAAACATAAAGCAAACATCGAAATATTTTTAGAAGCTCATGCTGGTGTTGGCGATCATCCTGATGTAATGGAAACTATTGATAAATTAGTAGGTGAAATTGCAGAATTTGATGATAAACTAATGGCGCTAGATACTCATTTTAGTGATACAACACCTAGAATATAATTTTAAATAACTTGTGCATATAAATAGAAATATGAACAAGAAAATAATAAAACTTATTTTAGAAGCAGCTGGAAAGGGTTTAACTATATTTGATGTTGATGAAACTTTATTTCATTCTAAAGCTAGAGTACAAGTAAAGAAAGATGGTAAGGTTATAAAAGACTTAGATAATGTACAATTTAATTCTTATAAGCTGAAAAAAGGAGAAGAGTTTGATTTTGGTCAATTTAGATCTGCTAAACTCTTTAACCAAACTTCAACCCCAATAGGGAAGATGATTGCTAAAGCAAAAGCAATTATTAAGAATGCTACAAAAGCTGGATCTAAAGTTATTGTAGTAACAGCTAGAGGTGATATGGATGATAGAGATTTATTCATCGATACCTTTAAAGCCCAAGGGATTGATATGAGTAAGGTTTATATTGAGAGAGCTGGGAACTTAGGTTCAGGCAGTACATATAAAGATAAACAAACGGTATTTAAAAAATATTTAGATAGTGGTGAATATAAAAGAATAAGATTATTTGATGATGCAGTTACAAATTTGTATGCTCTTTTATCGTTACGGGATGATTATCCAAACGTAACATTTGAAGCATATAGAGTGAAAAAGGATGGTTCAGTAAAGACAATAAGATAATGCCTACAAAATTAAAACCTAGTGGAAAAAGGTGGATAAAAGATCCAACAACAGGAAGATCAACAAATCGTTGGGAAGTTGAGCATCATTATATTAAGAATACTTCACAAACAGAATTATTTGAACTATTAAATAAAGAATTTACAAAACCTAAAGTAAAACAAAAAATTAGGAACGAATTGGTTAGACGAGGAGTAACAATTGTTAAAAAACCTATAATTATGGAGGAATTATGACTAAAAGAAATTATTGGTATACAGGACTAAGTAAATGGTTTATGAAAAACATTATCGGTCCAACTGGCTCTGGTGTAAGAGCAAAAGATAGTAGAGGAAGATACGTAGCTGACGATAAATCTACCCCTGACGTGAATGAAGCCTATGAAGATGGAAAAAATCCAGCTGATAGGAATAAAAGAGCGAGAGGACCTAAAGGTAAATATAAGGCTGACGACAAATCTACAAAACGTAAAAATGAAGCGTATAAAGGTGGAAGAAAACCTAAGCCTAAAAAACGTGGACGACCTAAGGGTTCTAAGAACAAGAAGAAATGATTGAATACGTTTTATTGGTTGCTGCAGGTGTAATATTTGTAGCTTTTATTTGTGGCGTTGTATACGCCTGGACAACTAAGGTATAGATGGCCTTATTTAGAAGTATATCACAAAGAGTTTGGAAAAGTTCGAAAAAATGTACTTCACAGGGACAAGGCGGTAGAGGTAGACGAATTAAAATATCTACTTCAACGATGAATAAGCATAAAAAGCGTTCACATAAAAAATATAGAGGACAAGGCAGATGATTAAAATAAGATTTCTATGGGATATAATCCCTATACTTGTTATTATAACAGATATAATGCCAAAGAAATTTGGTGGAATGTGTTTAGGTATTATTATTTTACTTCGTCCAAAATGGAAAGACAATGAGGGTTTGTTGCAACACGAACTTACTCACGTAAAACAAAATCTAAGAAGTGGTTTACTCTCAGCATTTAAACAAAACTGGGATAAACAACATAGACTTGATAGAGAATGTGAAGCATATGCAGTTCAACTTACTTATTCATCAAATAAGAAATGGCATAAAAAATGCTATACTGATTTTATGTACAATAAATATAATCTTGGAATGACAAAAACAAGAATTACGGCTAATTTTAATAAATGGATAAAAAAGATAAAATAGTAGGAACTCTTGTAGGTATAATAATGGTACTTGTCATAGGAGGAATGATTTACTTGGCTATTAAACATCCACGTGAATATCCTGGATATGAATACCAAACACCACCAGTTTATTCCCCTTGGCCAATTGCTGGAGAATATAATGAAAGAATTATGGCATAAAATTATTCATTATAAATTTCACATTAAGTATGTGTT